CCATTCGATTTGGTTGCGGTGCTGGCATTGGATTTGGTCGTTGAGGTGCCTGTGGCCCCGGCATTTGAGGTGCTTGAGGTGCTTGTCCCATTGTTATTGGAGGCTTACCTGATCCACCTGCATACCCAATTCTTCCGCCGTTAGCTGCATAGTATTGACCTACACTTCCTTGACGATTAAGATCAGCTTGTTTCATAACATCTGTAATGCCACCTAATTTATCTTGAGTCGTCGTCATCATTGCATCTTCCATAGTATAATCTGATGGAGTTGATTGACCCCCTGCATACATTCCTGCTCTAGCTTGTGCTGCAAATTCTTCAAATGACATTGGGGCTATTCCCATTTCTTTCATTTCAAAAACATATTTTTCATATTCTTCTCTTAACAGAGGATCTCCTCCACCTTCTAATCCTATTCTTCCGCCTTCAGCTTTGCCTGTGTATGTATAATTTGATGGTAAGTAACTCCATTGATGTGGATTTAAAGTTCCCTCATGCACACCTTTTCTTAGTCTCATAATCTCATTTTGGTATTTAGTTTTTGCGTCCATGTAATCAAACTTATCATCGTCATCTTCTTTTTCACCACCCATGAAGAAAGGTAGTGCTGTTAATGCACCGATTCCTAGTTTCCAAGGATCCAATCCCCCTGCTTTAAAAGGATCTCCTTTTGCTGCTATATTTTTTCTAAGCATGTTAGCCATGAAACCTTTTTTAGGAATAACATTAGCCCAATTACCAAAACCTGCAGATTGACCAAACGCCATAGGCCCAAAATATGCTCCAGCTCCTAACAACGCAGCCTTACCAATCGGACTCTTTAAAACTTTACCTGCAGCTTTTTTTACACTTTTAAATATACTTCCTAAACCGTAAGCTCTTCTTCCTGTTGAGCTATCCATGATACCACCATAAGCTCTACCTATTCTACCACCATCCGCTGCAAACGATGTTAGGCCCATGGTTCTTGGGTCGACGCCCATTTGTTTTCCCCATGCTAAATTTTGTGCTCCCGGTGTTGTTCCTACATAATAATCAAAAGGATTATTTGCTGACGCTGTAAGTGATTGTTGAAATGCTGATAGCTCCGGGGGTACAGCTGCTGTAGCGCCGGTTCCTTGTGCCGCTTTCCATGCTTCATAACTAGGATAACCCATGTATCCTCCGCCTTGACCATCACCGCCACCACCACCTGCTGATTGTTGATTCACATTAGGATAAAAATCTTCAAAAGCAAATTTATTATCCCCCTTGAATTTACCTGTTTGTGAAAGATTACTGTATCCAAGAGCTTCCTTTATATCGCTTAATTTTTGTAAATCTTTTTCACTCATGTCCCCATGTAAAGATGTTCCTAAAGGATTCCAATTTAAATAATCTTCATCATCCCAGTCTGCTTTTCTAGCTATTGCACCCCAACTTGGGAATTCCAGTTTTCTTCCCCCATGAATATAATCAAATAATTTTCTTAATTCTTTTTTTCTATGGTCACTACTTTTTAGTTTGAATTTATCTTGTAAAGAAAGTTGCTTTACATCTTTTTGTTTATTTTCGGCATCTTTTAATGCCAACTCTTTTAATTGTTTTTTTTTATTTAATTTAACAGCTTCACTATTACTTTGGTTTCCCCCTGTGTGATGATGTTGTCCGCCTTGATTGCCTTGATTGCCTTGATTGCCTCCACTATAACTAGATGAACTAGGATCTCTTCCAGCTTCTGCTCCTCCGCCCCATGTTTCATGTGGTCCACCATAGCCAGGTCTCCCTGGTCCAGATTTAACTAGCTGTGATATCCCACCACTCGCTGCTTGTATTCTACTTCCATAGGTATCCGTCCAGTCTCTTGCGATTTCTGGTTCGTTAGCCCATAGGTATCTTCTTTGCTTTTCTGATTGGAAAGGCATTACGGTCTTCCTCTTAAACTCTCAATTCCTACTTCTTCAATGTTCTCGGTCTGTGGTCCAAGGCTCCCGATTCCTTGTTGTTGTTCTTGTCCTTGGTCCGCTTGCATTTGTTGTAGGATTTGTTTCCAAACTCCACTTTGGAAAAATTGTTCAAAGCTTTGAAATTGACCTTGTTGTTCGGGACTTAGAGCTTCCCATATTTGTTGAGCAATCATCTGTTCTTGTTGATGCTGTGGAGAAGCTTGAGGACCTTCGTTCCCTGTATATTTAATAGAAGGAGCGTCTGTTTGTAACTGTTCTGAAATATTAATATCTGTTATAGCCATATTTATCCGTGTGTTTAATGTTAAAAAGCAGGTATTTTTCCTGGTAATTTTATACTACTTTGTTTTTGAAAACAAATCAAGAGCTGGCATGATTACTCTGACATCTCTTTGCACATCTTCCTCGGGGATATTGGCCGCCTTTAAAGCTTCCTCATCCTTGTATTTTTCCCCTGTTTTCTTGTTAGTAATAGTTGTTATTATTTCTTTGGGTTCTAGTACTTGCATTATGTTGTTACCTCTTTTTTAATGTTTAGATAGCTGACTGCAAAATCAAATGAATCTGCGCTACCTGCTTTAATAGTAAGGGTTTTGCCCCCCACTACTATTAGCGGTTGGGTTAATAATTCTTTAGTAAGATTAGCTGTTAAAGCTGCTGATTTAATTGCAGTAATAGCATTATTAGTAACGGTTACACTGGGTGTTCCAGCCGATGTTACTAAAATAGATTTAATAATATAAGTTTCACTCACCAAAGGATTACCCGTCCCAAACGGATTAAGTTCCCCATTTGTCGTATCATTATCTTTTCCTACAAAGTCGTATTGATTTACTACTGCCATTATTCCATAAAGAAGGCTTTAGCTTCTATCTCCTGTTTTAATTCTTCTTGAAAGGTAGAGTTTAATTTCTCTAACACAGCATCTAAATCTCTTACTAAAGAGTGTGCTACATCAGCTTGATATTCATCACTTGCTCTGGTTAATGATTGAACTATCTTGGCCATTATCTTCTTCCTCCTGCATGTACATCTAATCTAAACGTTCCTAATTTCCAATTGGAATCTAGTGCAGTATTGGATATTTTTACTGCAACCGATCGTCCTCTTGCTCTACAAGATTGATAGGTAGTGCTTGAAGTAATAGTAAAAGGTCCTAAGGTAGAACTAGCCGCGGTTTGATTAGGAAAATTTCTTAAGTCTAATTCAACTATTGTATTTCCTGTTTGAGATACAAAGTCAGGTAAAAATCTACTCACCCTCATGATATGTTCTCCATCTCCTCTGAATGTAATTCCTTGTTTTTGATCTTGAGTAATATCAAAATCACCTGAAAGAATATTAGCAGGGATAGCATATGAGGTTCCACCTTTAGTATAATTAACTCCTGTTTCATGTTCATAATAAATAGTAGTTCCATCGGTGTTACCGGTTACATCAAAGGATGTATCAACGCCTGCATCATAAGCTGTAGCATGAGGGAGACCAAAGACAGCTGAATCTTGCCAAGTGCTTCTTGGAAATATAGAACTGGCATTCGTAAACCAAATAGGTCTAGACGGAGTTGAATCTAAATAACTATAAACCACGCATCTATCAACCACGTTGGAAGTAGATGTTGGATAAAACCAAATAACTTCTCCGAACAAGTTATTAATACCACAGTAAATCAATTCATTGGAAGTCGTGTTAAGATCATCATAGATATAATCTTCTACCAAACAGTCCATCGATTCTAGTTTACCAGTAAATTTAAAGAAACCATTATCAGACATCCAGTAAGCAGCACCGTCTACTTCAACAGCTGCATTCTTTCCAATCAATCCACAGTTGGTACCTACTTGTTCATAGGCGAAAGTAAAAGGTTGACCTACAAAACGCATGGTAAATAATGAGGTATCCGTCCATACGTAAATTGCGTTTCTACCTAGTTTACTTCCCATGATCCGTGAGCCGGCAGCCAGTCTTTGTGTGCCAGCGCTATTGATTGCCGTAGGTGTCCAGGTATTAATATCCTCTTGAGAAGAGAACCTTATAAACATATCATCTTGAGTTGTGGTGTCTCCAATTGTAGTTTCAGTTCCAAATAAAACTAAGTGACGATCAGGTGTTGATACTAACATGTCACGTGATGCGGTTGGTGCCCCTGAAATAATAGTCGCTCTTGTTCCAGTTGGATCCACTGCATCGGCATCCCATTCAAAGACCGCTCCATTACAAATTAAAGCAATAAGAGTTGATCCTAAATTGTCCAAGGACCAGAGACCGGGATCCGTTACTTTATCTGTATTAGCTGCTGCCGAACCCCATCCAGTCCAGCTTGATGTATTGGTAACAGTTGCACCTCCACTATGAGCTGCTCTTGTCGAACCTCTAGCCTGTCTAGTAATTCCGGTAAAGCTTGTTGCTGTTACACCTGTATAAGAAATTTCTTCCGTCCCTACTTGAAAATAATTAGTTCCTGATGAAGGGAAACCAGTTGTGCTTCCAACATTAATTGTGGTTCCTGACCCACCTGTTCCATTTGCATCATCATTTAAACCAGGAGCAGTTAATGTAGTTGTAGTTGATCCTAAAATACTACCTCCATACAAAGAAATACCAAATCCATAGGCTCCAATTTGTTCTGCTGGTCCTACATGATAATATCTATAATAAGTAATACCACCAGAAGTTGTGGCTCCTGTAACGTTGCTTTCAACAGCATCCATTGTAATAGTGATGGTCGTCGAACTAGGCACGGACGTTACCATATATTTTTTATCGGCAAAATCTGCTGATGTGTAATCTGAGTTAGTAATAGAAGTAAAAGTACCTGCACCACCAAATAAAATAATGTCCCCAGCTACAAAACCTGGAGGACTACTAAAAGTAATAGTAACTTCTTTTGAGTTATATGTTGTCGTAAAGGCGTTAGTGATTGCTGTGCCGGATGGATTAACTAAAGGGTGAATGTCATAGTAGACTCCTCCAGTGTACGCATATAAAATTCTATTGGTTCCAATTACTGCAAATTTTTGAGAAGATTTATTAACCATATGATGCAACGCTCGCGCGACACCTGTTAATTGACTTTCTCCTAATTGATTCCAACCACCTAGTTTTTCAGGTGTACCATATCTAAAACGAACATTTTCTCCGTCCTGCCATTGAGCTTCTGCTCCTGTGGGAGTAATTTGTTTATTAAATCCTGGTAAAAAACCTATCTTTTGTAGCATATTAAAACCTATTTATTAAGGTTTATATCAGATTGTAGGGGAATTCAAATGTTTTAAAGTAGGGGAAAGTGTGGTGGCATTTTCCCCCACCAGTCTTATTATATAAACTATTTTTTAGGTAATGTAAAGCCTTTATAGGATGCTGGAAGCCCTAAGAACGGACGTTTATCAAATTCATTTTCTTTAGCTTGTTTAGAACCCTTTTTATTATAATGTAAAAATACTTGAGCACAGTCTTTCCCTTTAAATTCTTCTCGCCAATGTTCAAGATCACAACCAGAATATATAAGCATGTCTCCTGGTTTTAAATCTACTTTAATACCAGCTTGACCAGTTTTTCCCGAAGGTTCTAAATAGAGTGGCCATTCATCGCCCCCTAGATTTAAAGTGGTAGATATCTCACATGAGTATCTATCTTTGTGTCTCGCTAATATATCTCCTTGTTTATAAATCCTTGCATAAGAATACGTAGGGGACAACTTTAATCCTGTATGCTTCTCCATAACCGGTTGTACTTTTTGTAATAAAGTTTCCATCACAGTATCCGCATAATGAGAATAAGTATTAGGTATCTGTTCATCGTTCCATACTCCCCAATAAGTTGTAAAGGGGGAAATATATTTATGATCAAACAAGAATCTTGCCACCTTTCTTTTATTTAAAAAATAAGCAAAAGCAAAATCTGCTATCTCTCTGGAGATAACTCCTTTCATGACTACATATTTATTTTTTTTGAATGACATTTTTTCCTTTTTGTAGTTTATGTTCTATTAAAGTTTCGACAAAATCTGGATTACGTTTTTTAGGATGTTGACCTAACGTTGAATGAACATAGGCAGCCCTAACTGGATCGATGTCCTTTAGTTTAATTATATTAACTACCTTATGGTTTCGGGACATTTAATACTCCTTTTGGTATTGCTTGACAGTTCCAATGGATAAATCTAAACGGCTCATAGCCCATATCAACCGCATACATGTGCGGCAGATACGATGGAAAAAATATCATCCTACCAGGTTTTACTTCATAATTAATTTGATGACTAGCATAAGTTACTTTGTTAGCATCTTTCTGCGGTAAAAGATTCATTATATTACCTGGTCTCGGGTCTTCAAATACAGGTCTTGATGTTTTCTCACTCGCTTTTAAAAAATAGAATCCAGAGATATGACCATTCCAATGAGTATGTAACATATGATGACCGCCTCCTTTTTTAGCAAATTCTTGTACCCACATTTCTGTAGTAAATAATTGATAATTCGTCATATCAAAACCCATCTCTATTAATAGATTATGGGACGTGGCTCCTATATAATTTAGTAGGGGGGTAAAGTTAGGATCACTGATTAAAGTGTTGGAATGAAATACATTCCCCATATCTCCTCGGTCCCCGAACTTTTTATTTCTTTTAGCTATATCTTTTTTTGAATTTTTCTTTGATGCTTCAATATATTTATCAGAGGCTTTATTTAAATCAGCAACGAACCGTGGCGCGTCTGCAAACCATACGGGACATTTAAAATAATTTTCCCTATTTAATTGTAGGGGAAATGCTTCAGCACTTCCGCATGATATTTTATCTAATTCTTTTTGATTTCTTTTCTTCTTCATTTATAAGGCCATCCTAAATTCCACATTACTAAACTATGTCTGGTTCCTTGTGTAACTGGACATACTCTGTGCCAAACAAATCCAGGAAATACAACCAAGGATCCTTTAGGTAATATTTCTTTGCATTTATGTATATTTGGTTTTTTATCGGGATCGAAGTTTCTAAAATCAAACTCTAGTTCGCCACCTTTATAATCCTTTGGATCAGATAAAGTTAACGTCACAGATAGCTTTCTAATCTTGCCGTTCGAAGGATTACCTTGCTGTCCTTGATAGGGTCGATCCCAACCATCACAATGCCAACCATAATATTGTCCCTTCTTATATTGTGTGAATTGCATAGACTCTGAAAAGTCCCACTGAAAATTCCAGCCAGCCGAAGCATTAGCTTTATGAACATAAGGCTGAACTTCGTTATACACCCAACGGTCCTGCAACCAAACAATATCGGAATCTCTTTTCTTTTTTAAATCTTTAATTTGTTTTGGATTTAATTTTTTAGGATCTCCGTAGCCACCTGTAGTTGCTCGCTGGTCTTGAATAGATTTTGAATATTTAACAATCTCGTCACAGATTCTAGAAGGAACTGCTGATTGAAAGTACCAATAATAATTTATGAGTTGCATATGTCTTTATAAGACAACTTATACCTTTTGAAAATAGGAAGTAAAGAAAAATAAGTAGAATTGATCTAGATCAATTAACTAAGTGTTAATATTCCATTAACTGTAAATGTAGCTACTTTATAACTTCCCGCAGGGGCAGGTAAAGTTGCAAGTGAATTAGTGCCCGGTGAAACTGCGACTCCTGCATCTGCAGGAGTTCTTATAATTACAATTCCTGGTCCCCCTGTACCACCACAAATACCAGTTGGAATAGGAGTATTTCCTGCGCCACCTCCACCACCTCCGGTATTAGTTGTTCCAGGTGTTCCACTACCACCAGGTCCTCCGGCTCCTCCACCACCGCCTGATCCACCAGCTCCAGTTGATCCAGTTCCTGAACCACACCATCCTCTAGATCCTCCGCCACCACCAGCTCTTGTAGTTGGTGTAGCATTAATTGAACTTGTTGCGCCAGCTCCGCCTGGTCCACCATTAGATTGGCCTGGAGTTCCAACAGCACCTGCTCCACCACCTCCAGCTGCGTTTGTATTCCATGTCGCTGTACCACCATCGTTTCCTTGAGGCGGGCTTGTAGGAGGAGTATTACCAAGTCCCAAAGAACTACCCCCTCCGTGTGCACCACCACCTGAACCACCTGGTCCTTCACGAGGAGCTGGACCCGGTCCAGGTCCTCCTCCACCACCACCACCAGTTGATGTAATTTTTGTAGTGTTTTCTACACCTGCTGGATAAAAAATTGAATCATTTCCTCTTAAACCATAATAACAGGTAGGATTACCTCCGGCTGCTCCACCGCCCCCAACTACAATTGGATAAGCTCCTACTTCAAGGGCTAACGCGGCAACACATGCTCCTAAAGGAGAAGCTGTATAACTTCCGGTTGATGTACCTGATGATTCTCTATAACCACCACCGCCACCACCTTCACCTCTATCCCAAGTTCCACCACCACCTCCGGCTACTACTAAATAATCTATATCATATGTAAATGCAGATCCATCAGGCCATGAATCCCCTCTTCTTGCTTCATATACCGAAGACATTGACCACACACCACTTGCTTTATTTAATTCTTTTACGATTACGATTCCTGAACCACCATTTCCACCAGTTCTACCACATGGTCCTGGACTTCCTGGCCCTGCTCCACCTCCACCACCTGTGTTTACTGTTCCTGGATTAGGTGATCCTCCACCACCGGCTTTTGATCCACCACCACCTGTTCCACCAGCTCCAGATCCTGGACCGCCACCGCCACCACCGCCAGCATATACTCCTGAGTTAGGTGCTCCTGGATAATCAGGGCTTACATCTAATCCCGCTCCACCACATGAATTTGAACCGGCTGCTCCTGCTCCACCGCCACCACCATAGTTTCCAGGGGTTCCTGCTCCTGGTCCTGGCGCTCCTGGATTACCTTCTGGGGGACTATATCCTCCAGCATTTCCACATCCAGCTGCTGCAGCTCCATTGCCACCACCACCTGAACCTCCAGGTCTACCTGCTTGTTTACTTGGATCTTGACCAGAGTTTCCTCCGCCTCCACCACTTCCACTATAGGTAGTCCCACAAATTATAATACTTGAATTATTTCCATCGGCTCCGGGTTGAACGGGACATGTTGGACTACATTGACCTGCTCCGCCACCACCAACAACGACAGCTCCTAAAGCCGTGTTACCAGTAGTTGGTATTTCTAAATTTCTTAAACCACCGGCTCCTCCAGCTCCTGATTCATCATAAGATGCTCCACCACCACCGGCAACTACTAGAGTTTGAACTATTCTTGTACCTGGTTGTGTAGTGACTGCGCTCGGTGTATTTGCTGTTTTTACTGTAACTCTACACTTCCCGAAAGAAGCTTCGTTTAATTTTCCAATTATACCACCGTTTGCTGATCCTGAAGGACTAGCCATATGAGTCTCCTTATGCGGACACCCAAGCTAAAGCTGATGCATCCCAATTGAAATTGTTAACTGGATCTGAATTATCAGTCGCAGTCCATTTTTGTCCTGCTTCATCCCAAGAAATACGTTTTGGATCTTCGCCTGTTCCGGTATCAGTTGGATAAGTAACTGGCGCTTGCCAATCATCGTTTCCATCTAATGACCAAGAAGAAAAAGGTTGGGGTGCAAGAAATTTGTCTTTTGCAGCATCATACGTAAAACCTATGCCTGCATATTGTTTTCTAAAATTATGATTATAAGAAGTTTGTTTCCAAGTTCCACCTTGGAAAAAATTAATACACCATGTTTCTCCGTCAACATGCATGTCTGAAGGAACGCAATCGTTTCCTACAACTACTACTCTTTCAACTACTTGATGAGTATCTGAAGTATGTCCTGTTGGATCTACTTTTGTTTTTAATTCTGCGAAATGTGCCATATTTATACTCCTTAAAATTTAATTTATATTCTAAGTTAATTATATTGTCAATGTCCCCGTAACCCTGAAAGTTGTAGTCTTAATTCCAATTTCCATCTTTTCTAAAAGTATAAGCCTCGCTTATAGACCAAATTCCTGGTGCTGTTACTTTAGCGTTAGGTGCTTTTATAACAACGATTCCGGATCCACCAGATCCACCAGGTCCGCCACCACCACCGCCGCTATTTACTGTTCCAGCATTTGCACCAGGTCCTCCTGCTCCTCCACCACCACTTCCTCCTGATCCTTTTGAAGGATTGGCTGAACTTCCCCCACCGCCGCCGGCATAAGTTACCGAACAGCCTGTAATACTATTGGCAGAACCATTTCCACCATTTCCACCACCAGAAGAAGTTCCATTAGCACCGACTGCTGCTGCTCCACCACCACCGGCAGACCCAAATCCTGGTGGAGCTCCTCCGGCTCCAGTTCCGCCATTATTTCCTTGTCCCGGTGTTCCTGAACCTCCAGTTGAAGGAGGGGCTTGTGAATAGTTTCCATATGCACCTCCACCACCAGATCCTCCAGGCAAACCTTGAGCTAAACATCCACAAGGTGTTGGTTGATCAGATAGACCACCTCCACCGCCGCCTGTTGAAGTTATACTTGAAAATACTGAATTTGAACCAGGGGCTCCTCTCTGGCTTGGAGTAGATGTACCTCCTCCTCCAACCGTTACTGGATAAGCTGTTCCTTTTGTAAGTGATAATTTTGTTCCACCTGGAAATGAAGTAAGGTATCCACCTGCTCCACCACCTCCATCTACGTTCATAGGACCCCCACCTGCTCCACCACCAGCTACAACTAAATAATCTACATCTCCTGGAGCTGGTCCAGAGTTAGGCATAGTAAAAGTTGAAGTAGTGGTAATAGACTTTACTAAATCTGAGATTACAGGGTCTTGAACAGGTCCAATTATTCCGCCATTGCCAGCCATAATTTAAACCTCCTAAGCGTCGTCTAAGACTTCATATGTTATGAATAGTTCTAAGTCTCCAGTTGCACTTGCTCCACCTTTTAAGATATCTCCTGCGAGTAAATAAATTGGTGTGTCTGTAACCACTAACGAAGCGTCAGCTGGAACTGATATTGTTTTTGCTAAATATGTTGTAGCGGAAGCACCAGTTGGTGTTAAACCATTGGCTGCTGCTGTTCCCATGCCATCAACATATAAATTTAAATCTGCTGCGGCTGAACCATCAACATTCGTACAAACAATTCTATTAATTTTTAATAATTTTTCTGCATCAACTGCTAATAAAGTAGTTGTTAATGTGTTGGATAAAGCCCAACCATAATTACCACCATAGATACTTGTAACTGATACTATATTTACATTTGCCATAATTTTTTATTCCTATATTGTTATTTACCCGAAAACGATAGCCATTGCAATAGCTTGTCCCATTGATATTCCGGCTGCAGGCATAGTAGCAAAACTCATTTCTCCTGAACCGTCTGTTTTTAAATATTGATCTGCTGACCCATCCGCAGATGGTAATGTATATGCTGGTTGAGCGGCCACTGCTCCAGCACCACTTCTAGTACCTACCAATCCTGAACTACGAATATCTGTTCCGTCATGATAGCACAACACACTACCATATTTAGGAATAAGTATCCCTGTCGCTCCTGTAACTTTAAAAGTAATTGTGTTTCCAGCAGCTCTAGTTGTTCCATCTATAACTAAGAATGGTTTTAAAATATCGGCTGTTCCACCAGGAGAAGAGCCTGATCCTGCTTCATCAGCAATATCTAAAACTCTGTTTCCGGCAGTTGATCCCGTAAGATGTATAATCATAGCTCTACCATCATAAGTTCCAGTAGAGTTATCAGGTATAGTTAAAGTTCGATCAGCTGTCAGTGCGACACTGATATAACCAAACATATCTCTGAGATAATTTAAATTAAGATTAGTATTTGTTCCCCATGTACCGGCGTTCTCACCAGTAGTCATCAGGTTAAAACCTAGTGCGTTATAATTTGATGCCATATGTCTCCTATGCTACATGATCTACATCTGTATAAGATGTATTTCCCGTTATGTCAACATCACTATATGATGTATTGCCGGTAATATCAATATCTTTATAAGCCCTAATACCTAAAATACCCACTGAAGCTGTCGCTGATAATCCTAGTCCAACTAAACTACCGTTTGTAAGCTGGGTTGTAGTAACAGTTCCAAGAGATGAGGCAGCGGATAGGCCACTTAAAGTAACCACAGTTACTGGAGAAGCTGTAACCGTCCCTAAACTTGAAGCAGCTGATAGACCTGTTAAAGCTATGTTAGGATTTGATGTAATATTTACCGATCCAACATCTGATTCAGCTTCAATACCTGTTAAACTAGCAACTGTAAGTTGGGTAGTAGTAATGGTTCCAGGACTGCCGGTATCAGCTGAAAGGCCTGTAAGACCCATGACATCTGCAGGAGCTAAAGCCCCAACGCTTGATGCAGCGGAAATACCTGTTAAAGTAAGTGTAAGACTTGAGCTTACGGTAAGTGTACCAGGAGTACCGGTATCAGCTGAAAGACCTGCGAGAGTCATTATCTGATCTGGAATTGTAAAACTTCCAACAGATGAAGCTGCAGATAAACCTACTAAAGTTTCTGTAGCACTTTCAACAGAACCCCAACCATTTTCACCCCAGTTAAGTGTACCCCAACCAGGTCTTACTTCTATTAATTCGGTTAAACTTCCAACAGCTGTTGCAGCTGAAATTCCTGTTAATGTAAGAGATACATCAGCTTGTTGTCCCCAAGCATTTTGACCCCAGGTTGTTAAGGCTTGATTCCAAGTATTAGCCATAAGGAAGAGCTCCTTATGTTATCTCAATAATTGCGTTGCCCGCTGTTTGAGCTGGAAATTCAATTGTAAAAGTTCCGCTAGTTACAGTTTTATCAGCACCAAAATTTATTGAACATACGGATTTGTTAGATGCGCTTGAGTTATAAATTAAACAACCTCTCGCT